ATTATTTTTCATCCTTGCTATCGTATTCAAATTGTTCAAAACGAATAAGTAATCTTTTGATACGAGATTCTGCATCGTCTAATTGTTTTTTTAAATCTGTTATCTGACCTTTTAAAGCCGTGTTATCAGATTTGTATTCTTGAATTATTTCAAGAAGTTGATTTCTTTTCTGATAACTCATTGAGTAACTCGACAATGTGATTTAATTTATCACTTTGTGAATTAACTTTATCTTCTAAATTCTTTACCCTTAATTCTTGGGGAGAAAGCATAAGTGTTGTTCCTGTACTTGCATGAGTTTTTTTAGTTAAATCATAAGTAGTCATTTTATTCTCCTAGTTAATAAGGGGTTGATTAAGGGGGATATAAATACCCCCCTTAAAATTAAACAGTATTATTATACTGCTGTATCGTGTTGTGTACTTGTGTTTCTGTCAGTTTCATCAATACCTGAAATATCACATAGTACAGCCCAAACACGGATTTTACCCGCACTTGAAACTCCACCAGCGATTAAAGCATCGATAGTGTCTGCTGTTTTGATTGTAAGCATCGGTGCTGCATCTGCAACATCTCTTGGTGCATAAGCTGCACCTGTTGCGTCATAAGCATCTACGAAAGCATCAGGATCAGAAAATCCTGCTGAACTTCCAGTTACGCCAATATCAATAACCACAGAACTCGAACATGCTGTTAACACTTCTACGCCTGCTGCCATAATTAATGTTTCTGCAGGAACATCGATGCATTTAAGTACATCATTTTGTGCTGCTCCTGAATCTCCATTAACTGCTGACACGTCAATTGTATTTTCTACTAAGTAAGGTGTTCTACCATTAGACGGATGTCCAGTAGTACCACCTACACCTGTTACGTTATATGTAGCCATAGTCTGTCTATTATCCTCCTAATTAACCTACTGTTATAACACCTGAGTAAACTGCATTTGATCTCAGAATTTTTCTTCCGAAAACATGCAAGCCTCTCACGATGTCTGAAAATGAATCAGGGTCTCTGATAAGTTCTGTTTTTGCAATATGGTTTGCCGTAGCAACTGCACCTTGGTGCCCATAAAGAATTGCATACTCATTAGATCCTGCTGATCCGAAAGTTTTAGATGCTGCTGCTCCACTTGAAACCGCAATTGCGTTTGTAGAGTAAAGTCTAAACCCAAATAAAGGTCTATCTGTTACCATACCATTTCTCATAGAAGATGCAGAACCATCATTCATTACTGATTGGTCCATAATCTTTGCACCTGCTTTTCTTAATTGCTTGTAAAAAGCTGGTGGTGCAACTAGCCATCTGTTTTCCTCTGGTACGTCATTACCATCAAGAACTGTCTTAGCAGCTGATATAACATCTGCTAATGTATCTGCCGCAGCATCTCCATCAATTGGCGAAGCATCTGTTCCAGTGTTCGCTGCTGATGTTGAAGCATTGTCATAAATGTGTTTTAATACATTATAGTCGTAGTTTCTTTTTAGTGAATAAGCACCTGAAGAAGTTGCAAGAGCCTCCCAATTTACATGTGATTGTCTTTCTTCGATGTCATCTACTTTAAACGCAAAGTATGAACCTTGGTCGACAGTTAATTGTAACTTGTCGTCTGCCAAAGTTTGTGTGTTTACAGTTTGACCTCTAGCGTAGTCGCTCACAGTAATTGAGGGTTCTTTCACGATATTTACCGTGTCGCCAAAATTTTCAATCTCTCCAGCGTAATCAGTGTTAGTAATCTTCAACAACTGATGCACGTCTGAAAAACTTTTGAACCTTTTGACTATATACTGCTGGTACCCAATTACCTGATGGTAAATTTTGGTAGCCTGCAGCAAGTCCCATTGTAGCCATGTGTTAGCCTCCAATTATAGTTATTATTAAGGTTGGATTCTACCTTCTCTTACAGCTTTATCGATTTCTTCTTCGTACTTCGCATACTCACGAACGCTCATTTTAGAAATTGCAGCATTAGACCAGATTTTCTTTGTGGGAGTATCCGATGCTTCTGCTTTTCTAGTTTTTGATACTGCTTTAGCAGCTTCTTTTTTAATATCCTTTTCTTGTTTATTAGAGTACTTTCCAATTCCTTTATCCATTTTATACAAGTCAATTGCTCTTCCTGCAAGATTAGCATTACTTGTATTTTCATACAACCAATCTTGAATAACGGGATCTTGTTTAGTAGCCCAATCATGAAATTCATCTTTTGCACGAATGTCATTAAAATCAGGATGTAATTTAAGAAGTTCTACTTCTGCCTTATCTTTATTAATTTGTTCTTGTTGAACTTGGAGATTTTGGTACTTACCCTCCATCTCTTTTGCCCGTGTATCCGCTTTGTTCATAGCAATAGTTTCCACCATTTCATAAACATCGGGATATTCCTTTCTCCAAGATTCTAATTCTGTCTTAGATTTAGGAGGAACAAATTGTTTTGTTGAGCTTTCAAGTTGAGTTCTTAAAGTTCGAACTTCATCTTTATGCTTTCCGAGTGTAGAATCATAATGTCTTTTCAAATCGTCATAACGTTTCTTAAAGACACGTTCTTCGGCATTTTCAGGGCGTTCAGTTGAAGGAGTTGCTTTACCATCTAAGTTTGCAATTTCTTCGGATGCTTCAGTGTCCTTTTGAACGGTTGCTGTCTCTGCTTTCTCTCTGTGAAACTTTTCTAATTCACCTTTAGCAAATGCTTCAATTTCAGGATCACTTGCGTCATCATGTTTTTTATAAAGATTTACTTTTGGTTTTTTAAATAGTTTCGGTTTTTCAGTTTTAGTTTCTTCAGAAACTTCAACTGTTTTGTTTTCTTCTTTTTCCATTATGTTTTCCTCTTAGGTTGAGTGCCTTATGGATAAGGGTAGCTCGGTCCATAATTTTGTGGGCTGGTTATATATTTCGAGATAATAATCCCGATGTATTTCCAGGTGGCACAATTTCATCTTTTTCTATAGGTTGCACCATTGACATAAATTTATCAACGCTGCCAAATCGTTCTTTAATAATTTTTTTTGAAACACTGATTGTTGGCTCTCCAGTTCCTATACCTGGAAATAAATCAGATCCAAAAAGTCTATTAAGAACACCTTTTAAAG